GGAAGAAAATCTGCAAAGGCTCTGGGCCGAAGTAAGAAATCTAAATCAACAACTTGCAACAGTTCACCGCGAAATATCCCGCGTCGAACTTGGTTTGCCGGAACCCTTCGACTTCGGTAAAGATTGGATACCGCCTTACTTGAGGGAAGGGTCATGTATACCGTTACGGACGACGATGTTACCGACGAAGAATTGAACAACGTAGATACCATCGTGACGCTCGCGATCGCTTGGCATACCATGCGTGAATACGAACGGGTGCTGAAGCGGATCTCAAGATGGCAGGACGATGGCCCCTCGATCTGGGCGCGCCGGGTGTTGAAAGAATACGAACGGAGACTGGATTCGTGAGTGATGGAATCAAGCTGGCACCGTGTCCCGGCTGCAACAATAGCGGCTGGATCAACGATGGATACGGCGATTGGATCAGATGCGTCGATTGCAACCCGCCGCCACCATCGGCGAAGGTGCTGGAGTTTGCCCGTGGTGCTCGGGTACGCAAAAAGCCGGTAGACGAGCCCCCAACCGCGGCATAGAATCTTGATATGAAACAAGGTCTCTACGCAAACATCCATGCCAAGCGCGAGCGCATCAAGGCCGGAAGCGGCGAGAAGATGCGTAAGCCGGGCAGCAAAGGTGCGCCGACAGCGAAGGCGTTTCGGGAATCTGCGAAAACCGCGATGAGGTCGAAGTGATGGGCAAAGGCGCATCCATGCTCGCAAAGCACCTCGAGATGATGGACGAGGGCGAGGACTACAAGGAAGGCGAGAGCGAGGACGAAGGCGAAGAGGCCGGCGAACTCGAACTCAAGGTTAAGTTTAAGACCGCGGCTGAACTGCGATCGTTCCTGATGCGAGGATTCGGTGGCAAAGTCAGCGCGGCTCGGTGACACGGGTGACAATGAACTCCCTCCGGTCAGGCGTGGCATCGCTGGCGAAATCCGTCTCGGCGCTGCTGCGTTCCGTCCGATTGCGGCTCGAGCAACTCGTCTCGCAGGCGCGCAAGCCGTTGCACCCACCCGCCTCGGAGGCAGAACCGAAGGCAGAGTCCCCTTCTACGAAGATCGCGACACGCCGTCGACGGAAACGAGATTAGTCCCGTGAAAACGCCTGCATGGCAGCGTAAGGCTGGACAGAATCCGAAGGGTGGTCTCAACGAGGCTGGCCGTCGATCCGCGAAGGCCGAGGGCATGAACCTCAAGGCTCCCGTGAAGTCCGGTGACAACCCGCGGCGCGCTTCCTTCCTCGCGAGAATGGGCAACGCTCCCGGCCCGATGAAGGACGAGAAGGGACGACCGACACGATTGGCACTCGCCCTGCGCGCATGGGGTGCCAGCTCGAAGGAAGATGCTCGAGCGAAGGCCCGAGCGATTAGCGCGCGAAACAAGGCCAAGAAGGACTAGACCATGCCACTCATCAAGAGTTCATCTGCAAAGGCTTTCCGCGAGAATATTCGCACCGAGATCAAGGCTGGCCGGCCAACTAAGCAAGCCGTGGCAATCGCCTACGCTACGAAGCGATCCGCTGCCGCCAAGAAGGGCGCTGCAAAGCGTAAGGGCTGATGGATAAAGCCGAGCAAGTTCGGCGCGTATTGGAGCTGATCGAGGACGGAATGTCCGAGCGATCGGCCTGCGCGGAAGTAGGAATCAGCCGCTCGACGTTTAGGACGACGGCGTTGAGAGTCAATTCGGGCGACCACTACGCGCGCGCATTAGAAGCTCTGGCGCAGGATCAGGTCGAGAAGGCCGAGCAAGTCATCGAGGATATGCGCTCTGGCGTCATCGATGCCCAGCAGGCTCGGGTCGAGCTGGATGCTCGCAAGTGGTTCGCGTCCAAGTTCCTACCCAAACGATACGGCGACAAAGCCGAGGTCGAGCACTCCGGCAACGTCGGTCTGACCGTCAACGTGGTTCGCCTAACCGATGCCGACAATAACCCTGCCGCATAACGGCTGGAGACCAAGACCGTACCAAATGGGGGCATGGGGTGCGCTCGAGAGCGGCACCAAGCGCCTTGCTCTGGCTTGGCACCGTCGATCCGGTAAGGACGACATAAGCCTGCATTGGGCTGCTGTGTCCATGATGACTCGCGTCGGATCTGTGTGGCATATGCTTCCGCAGGCCAACCAGTCGCGCAAAGCAATCTGGGATGCCGTCAATCCGCACACCGGCAAGCGCCGCATCGATGACGCATTCCCGATGGAGCTGCGCGAGAGCACTCGTGAGCAGGATATGTTTATCCGGTTCAAGAACGGCTCGACATGGCAAGTCGTCGGATCGGACAACTACAACAGCCTTGTCGGCTCGCCTCCGGTCGGCGTCGTGTTCTCCGAGTACGCGATGGCAGATCCGAATGCGTGGGCATTCCTGCGTCCGATCCTTGCAGAGAACGGCGGCTGGGCGATCTTCATCTCGACACCCCGCGGCAGGAACCACTTTGCTCGGCTAGTCGAGTACGCCAAGCAGGATGCTGACTGGTTCGGTCAGGTGCTCACCGTCGAGGATACGAAAGCGATTCCGATCGCGACGATTCAGCGCGAGCGCAAAGAGCTGCGCATGGAGCGCGGCGACAAGGAAGCCGAAGCGATCATCCGGCAGGAATACTATTGCGACTTCGACGCAGACATCCCGGGTGCATATCTATCGGAGCTGATCCGCAGCGCAGAAGCCAACGGCAGGATCGGCGACTTCCCGCACGTTATCGGCCAGCCTGTCGGCACGGCATGGGATATCGGTGTCGGCGACTCCACGATCATCTGGTTCTACCAGCTCATCGGTCACAAGGTGCGCATCATCAACGTACTCGAAGGCTCCGGCGTCGGGCTCGAGTGGTACGTCAAGAAGCTGCTCGCGATGGATTACGTCTACGGCGATCACATCTGGCCGCATGACGGCGCTGTGCAGGAGTGGGGATCTGGGCAGTCTCGAGTGCAGGTCGCTGCTGGCTACGGTCTCAAGCCTCGCATCCTCGAGCGCGACTCGGTGGACGATGGTATCCAAGCTGCGCGAATGATGCTGCCTGCGACCGAGTTCAATACCGCACCAGATCCGTTCCCGGGCGAAACGGCAGACGAGGCGAAGGGTAGGATGACTCGCGCTCTCGACGCCCTGCGGCAGTACAGGCGCGAATACGACGATAAGCTCCAGCGGTTCAAGGACAAGCCGCTGCACGATTGGACGTCGCATTACGCAGACGCATTCCGGTATCTCGCCAAGGGTCGCAAGCCGTTCCGCGGTACGGAACAAGCCCGTCGTCCAAGCCATCAAGTGGCAGTAGCAGACTACAGGGTGCTGGGGTAGACTACTTGCGCAACCCGAAAGGAGCGCCAGATGTCAAGTCTTTTTAAGCCGAAGATGCCGAAGATCGAGCCGACGCCCCCGCCTCCGACGGTGGATGAGGCGCAGCTCTCGCGCATCGAGCAGCGCCGCATGGCTCGTCGCCGTGGCCGCGCATCTACGATCATGTCGACACCGGGTAGTCAGCAGACTGGTTCGGTTGCGGTTTCGCGTTTGCTCGGAGGTGGCTGATGAGCGCAATGGCTATGGCCGGAAAGGGCCTGTACAAGAAGGGCAAGAAGAAGGGTCAAGCTCAGGGCATGGAAGAAGGCATGAAGCAGGGCGAGATGAATGCTGCCCAGATGATTGCCAAGCGCAAGGATGAGGCTGCCAAGCGCGCTCGTGGGATGATGTAATGGCGACCAAGAAGATATCGGCGCTAACGTCTCTCGCGCAGGATTCCATCGATCCTGCTGCTGACGTATTGCCGATTAACGACACCGGATCTGCTGAGACCAAGAAGGCGACTGCGGCTGCGATCGTCGGCAAGTCGATCGGTGCGCTGGCTGCGACTTGGAACAACGCGCTGACGACGTTTAAGGCTCGTGTGTTTAACGTCACGGATACCGCCTCGGATGCTGGCTCTCTGCTTGATGATCTCCAAGTTGGCGGTGTGAGCAAGTGGTCGGTGCGCAAGGATGGCGTTCTGACGGTTGGCAGCGTTCCGATCGGTCGCATTACCGAAAACGATTACGGCGCGTTCTCGAGCCTTGCCGATCAGACGGCTACCATCAACACAGCTACCGCTGTCCTCTTGGGGACGACGGACTATTCAAGTGGCATCTCGGTTGTGTCGAATAGCCGAATCACGGTTACTCGGGCTGGATTCTACAAGTTCGATTTCAATCTGTTGCTGAAGAACACCGACAGCTCGTCGCATATTGTCAGCTTCTGGCTGCGCAAGAACGGCACCAACATCGCCAACTCCAATACTGACGCAACGGTTCCGGCTCAAGGTGGCGGCGTCCCCGGTACTGCTGTCATAACGATCGTGTTCACGCTTCAGTTGGCTGCTAGCGACTACATCGAGGTGATGTGGTCAACGCCAAACGCAGCCGTCACGCTGGATTTCACGGCTGCACAGACTTCCCCCACTAGGCCGATTACCCCATCGGTCATCGCAAACATCAATCGAATCGCCTAATCGGAGACTGAAATGGCAGTAGGTATTGTTCTCGCATCTAACGCTAGCGCGACTGGTTCATGGGTTCCGTGGCCGGGTGGTCGCGGTGAGTTTCGCGTCGAAGGCACCTTTGGCGGCGGCACGGTCAAGCTGCAATGCAAAGGCCCGAACGGAACCGCACAGGATGTCGGCACTAATACGACATTGACTGCAAGCGGCGGTGGCATTTTTGAGCTTGGCGCTGGTGAAATCCGAGCCAACATCGCAACGGCTACCGGCGTCTATGCAATGGCTTTGCGCGTTCCTGCTCCGACTTACTAATCCATGCGTACCTTTGAGCGCACGGCGAGCCGGACTAGTGTTCGGACGTTTGATCGTACCGAAAGCGGTGCGCTGCCTCCGGTCGTCTCTGACCCGGACTTTGAGTACACCACTCTGCTGCTGCCCGGTAACGGCACCAACGGAGCGCAGAACAATACGTTCCTTGACGGCTCAACGAACAACTTTACGATCACCCGCAACGGCAACACGACGCAGGGTACGTTCTCGCCGTTCTCGCAGACGGGGTGGAGCAATTACTTTGACGGAACTAGCGGACAGTATTTAAATACGGTTGCTAACACAGCGTTTAATTTTGGTACAGGAGACTTTACGGTAGAGGCGTGGGTTTACCCAACGGGCACCAACGCGGGCGCACCGATGCCGATTTTTGAAATACGAACAAGCGCGGCAAATACCACTGGTTTTGCTTTTATGAGACCGGCGAACGCCCTAACCTTAAATGTCTTTACAAATAGCGGATATGTAGGCGCTTCAACTAACTCGTTAGTATTTAATTTTTGGAATCATGTTGCGCTAACTCGTAGTGGTAACACTTGGACATATTGGATTAACGGTGTTTCAAGTGGATCGTTTACCAATTCTTCTACTCAAAGCGATGGTGGTACAACCGGCCCGAAGATTGGCGGGTCTACGACGGCAGGCGAGGTATGGATTGGTTACATCTCAAACGCCCGTATTGTCAAAGGCACCGCTGTCTATACGACCAACTTCACGCCTAGCACAACGCCGCTTACGGCTATCTCTGGCACCTCGTTGTTGACCTGCCAATCCAATAGGTTTTCTGATAACTCGTCAAATGCGTTTGCGATTACGGTAAATGGCTCTCCATCCGTCCAAGCCTTCAGCCCGTTCAACCCCACGGCAGCGTGGAGTGCAGCGACAAATGGCGGGAGTGGGTATTTTGATGGGAGCGGGGATTATCTTTCCGGCCCAGCAAATTCTGCTTTTGCATTCGGCACTGGCAATTTTACCGTTGAAGGTTGGACTTATAGCGTAAATGCGTCCACTTATGTGTTGATAGATTTTAGGAACGCAAATCCATCTGCAACAGGGTTTGGTCTTGCAATAAATCCAAATGGGGCGTTTTTTGTTTATTCTTCTGCAACGGTTATAACCGGAGGCACTGTTCCAAATAGCCAATGGAACCATCTTGTTTATGTCAGAAGCGGAACGACGCATAGCATTTATGTAAACGGCTCTCGTGTAGCAACAGGTACTAACTCGACCAACTGGACTGATAACAATTCAGACATTGGAACAAATACCGCTGGTAATGTGGATCTTATTAATGGATACATCAGCGGACTTCGCGTGGTTAAGGGGACGGCCGTTTACGATCCAACTCAATCAACTTTAACTGTTCCCACCGCGCCGCCAACCGCCGTCTCTGGTACATCCCTTCTCACCAACTTCACCAACGCAGGCATCTACGACGCTACGTCCAAGAACGACCTTGAGACGGTGGGTAACGCGCAGATCAGCACGACGCAAAGCAAGTTCGGCGGGTCGTCGATGTATTTCGATGGGACGGGGGATTATTTAACAGCCCCACACAATCCTAATTTTGAATTTGGATCAGGGGATTTCACCATTGAGGCTTGGGTTTATCCGACAAGCGTCTCAGGATTTCAGGGATTTTGTGGCAAGAGACCGTCTTCACCAAACTACGGTCCGTTCTCTCCGGGCATCAGTAGTGGCGCTCTTTGGGCTTTGTTCTCAACTAGTGGCTCAAGTTGGGCAGTAAACGCAACTGGTGGATCAATTTCTGTAAATACATGGAGCCATGTTGCATTTGTTAGATACGGAACAGTATTCAAAGCATTTCTAAATGGGACTGAAGTTATTAATACAACTTTAAGCGGCTCCCTTGTAGCCAATACAGTCCCACTTTCTGTTGGATCAATGGCTGCCGATGGTGGAGATCCGTATTTTGGTTACATCGACGACTTCCGCATCACCAAAGGCATCGCCCGTTACACCGCTGCTTTCACCCCGCCGACTACGGCGTTCCCGGTGCTTTGAGGTAGACCATGACACTCTATAGTTTCAAAGGCCACTACCCAGTCGAGCAGATCGACAGCAAAAAGGGCTGGTATGAAGTTCCCGCCAAGCCCGAAGCTGCGGAAGGAAAGGAAGTCGCGTGGCTAAACGGCGAGTGGGTCGTGCGTGATCCTAAGCCCGAGGATCGTCCCGGCTACCAATGGAACTGGAACCACGGCGAGATGGCTTGGGTAGAATGCCAGTATGTTGCGACGTTGCCAGAGGGCGAGCTGCCGCCGTTTATTGAGCCGACGCCGGTCACCGCCTCTGCTGTAGCCAGCGACGAGTTTGACATCACGATTGATGGAGTGCCTATCTAATGGCTAACTGGAAGGTTGAAGGAATCAGCGCGTATCCGCGTCTCAACGACAAGGATAATGTCGTGTACTCCGTGCATTGGAGCATCGGGGCGTATGACTCGATCACAAACTTGAGTCTGCCGTCTGATGACTTCATCCCGTTTGACCAGTTGACCGAGGAGACGGTGCTGGGTTGGGTGTGGGCAAAGACGCCGAAGGCAGAGTGCGAAGCCCGTGCAGCCAAATACGAGGAATCGCTGAAGAACCCGCCGCCGGAGCCGGTGGCTGTTTCGCTTCCGTGGAGTAAGTAAGCATGGCCGATTCACGCGCTGCTGAAGTCCTCGAGGGCTACGATCGTCTGAAGGGCGCGCGTGGTACATGGGAGAATCATTGGCAGGAAGTCGCCGAGCGCGTATGGCCGACGATGGCCGAGATGACGGGCTGGCGTACACCGGGTGAGAAGCGATCTGAAAAGATCTTCGACTCGACTGCCCAGCGAGCTCTGCCGCGGTTTGCTGCTGCGATGGATTCGATGCTGACTCCGGCCACCCAGATGTGGCACGGGCTGTACACCGGCATCCCAGAACTCGACGACGATATCGCTGTGCGCCGCTGGTGTGACAGCTTGCGAGACATCATGTTTCGGCAGCGGTACTCGCCGAGCGCGAACTTCGCATCGCAGGCTTTCGAGTGTTACATGAGCTTGGGTGCGTTCGGCACCTCTGCCCTTTTTATCGACGAGGTTCCCGGCGTCACGCTGCGATATCGCGCTGTGGCTCTCTCAGAGCTTGTTATAGATCTCGATCACGTTGGCCGCGTCGATACCGTTTATCGCTCGTTCCAGCTTTCTGCTCGCCAAGCGATGCAGATCCCGGGCTGGGCTGACAAGCTGCCGCGTGGGATTGTGGGGCAGGCCAAAACTGCGCCGAACACGATGTTCGAGTTCGTGCATTGCGTTCGCCCGAACTACGACTACAAGGAAGGCATGGCCGGCGCTGACGGGATGAAGTACGTCTCGCGCTATGTCTCTCGAGAGGGGCAGGTGCTGCTCGAGGACAGCGGTTATCGGGTGATGCCGTATGCGGTCGGCCGCTACGTTACTGGCCCTCGCGAGATTTATGGACGGTCTCCGGCGATGGAGGCTCTTGCCGATATCAAATCGCTGCAAGAGATGGAAAAGACCATGCTTCGGATGGCGCACCGCATGGTCGACCCGCCGCTCATCCTAACCGAGGAGGGAGCGTTAAACGCCTTCTCCGTGCGTCCTAATGCGTTGAACTACGGATATCTCCGAGACGACGGTACGCCGCTCGTGCAGCCGCTGTTGACCGGCGGCAATCTGCCGATCGGCATCGAGATGTCGGATCAGAAACGCCGCGCTGTGAACGACTCGTTCTTGGTGACGCTGTTCCAGATCCTTGTCGAGGAACCGCGCACGATGACAGCGACCGAAGTGCTCCAACGAGCACAGGAAAAGGGCGCTTTGCTTGGGCCGACGATGGGTCGCCAGCAGTCGGAGTTCTTGGGGCCGATCATTGATCGCGAACTTGACCTTCTGTCTGCCAGCTTCTCGCTGCCGGAACCGCCGCCTGTCCTGATGGATTACCTCGCCTCGGGTGGTGAGATCCTGCCGAAGTATCAAGGGCCGCTCGCTCGGTTGATGAAAACCGAAGAGGCCGCGGGAATCCTGCGCACGATTGAGGCTATGCTGCCGGTTGCGCAAGTATCTGGCGATATGTCGGTGCTCCGTCGCATCAATGCTGACGAGGCGATCAAACTCATTGCCGAGGCCAACGGTGTGCCTGCCAAGGCGCTGCGCACCGATGAGGAGCTCGAGGAGATGGACGCTGCCGACGCTCAAGCGCAAGAGACGCAAGCCCTGCTGGCCGCGGCTCCGATCGCTGGGCAGGCCGCTGAACGATTTGCCAAGGCCGAACAGATCGCGGCATCGGCCCCGCGTAGAGCTATCCCGGGAGTTTGACGATGGATGCGCAGATGCTTTTCAACGTATTGGTCGGCGTTTCCGGGTTTCTGGGCGGCTGGATTTTGAACAACATCAGCCGCTCGATTAACCAGCTAGATCGGGATGTGCGCAATATGCCGCACGTTTACGTTACGAAAGCAGACTACCGGGACGACATCCACCACATTCGCCGGACGCTGGACGACATTTTCAATCTGATCAACCAGCTCAACACAACCAAAGCGGATAAGTGATATGGAGCTGTTCGAGATCTTCACCCGTGCATGGCCGGTGATTCTCGCGCTCATTACGCTGATCATCGTCCTGTCAAAGCTGGATCTCCGAGTCGCCGTGCTCGAGGATAAGATCAAGACCCTATTCGATCTGATCAACAAGCAAAAGTGAGGCTGCCGCCATGATGACTATGCTTTCCACGTTTCTGTCATTTCTCGCTGGCGGCCTCCCGAAGATCCTCGAGTTCTTCCAAGATCGGCAAGACAAATCGCACGAGCTCGCCATCCTGCGTATGCAGAAAGAGCGGGAGCTGGAACTAGCCGCCAAGGGCTTTGCCTCGCAGGAAAAGATCGAGGAGATCAAGACCGAGCAAGTGCTGGCTCAGACTTATGCTGAAGAACGAGTCGCGCTGTACAAGCACGACGAGGCAATCGGCAAGGGTGCCAGCCAATGGATCATCAATCTGCGCGCCAGCGTCAGACCTGTCGTAACTTATATCTTTGTGTTGGAACTTGTTGTTTTGAATGCAACTGGTGTATGGTACGCATATAGCACCGGCATCCCTTTTGCCGTGGCTATGGATAACGTCTTTGGCGAAGATGAAATGTTGATTCTGTCCAGCATCATTGCTTTTTGGTTCGGGACACAGGCATTTAGCAAAAGATGAACACAAGCGAGCAGGCGCTCGCGTCGATTAAGAAACACGAAGGTGTGCGCCTGCGACCGTATCTTTGCCCCGCCAAACTTTGGACGGTGGGCGTCGGCCATATGCTCTATCCCGAGCAGGCTCGTTTGCCGGTGGTGCGTACCGCCGATAATGGCAATTTCCCTCTGCGCCGGGACTATCCGCTAAAACAAGAGGACGACCGTGTCTGGGACATTGACGAAGTGGATGCTCTACTTGCTCAAGACCTTAAACGGTTTGAGTCGGGCGTGGCCCGATATTGCGCTATTGATCCTGATCGTCAAGGCCAGTTCGATGCCTTGGTGAGCTTTGCCTTCAACGTCGGTCTCGGCAATCTCCAGCGTTCGACGCTGCGCATGAAACACAATCGCGGCGACCATTGGGGCGCTGCATCGGAGTTCATGAAATGGACAAAAGCCGCGGGAAAGGTTCTGCCCGGTCTGGTAAGCCGAAGGCAGGACGAAGCAAGGATGTATCTGTCCCCGTAATCCAGATGTATGACGGGGTTTGGTACCGAGTCAAAGGTTATACCTTCACCGAGTGCTGCGATTGCGCCTTGACTCACAAGGAGCAGTATCGGCTCGTTGATGGGCATTTGGAGTGGACAGCGGTGCGCGATGACGAACGTACCGAAGAGCGCCGAAAGGAACTCGGCATCAAAGTAATTAGAAAGAGGTGATGCTGTGGTAGCCGCCAAGGCGACTGATGATCAGATCATTGCGACGCTGCAAAAATACAAGGGCATTCGTGCCAATGTAGCTTTAGAGCTTGGGATGAACGAGCGCACTCTTTTACAGAGATTAAATCGCATGAGAAAGCGCGGATACGATATCCCGATCTCGACGTATCAACCGGGCAGGCAGATCCCGAACGAGGAAGCATTTGAGTTCACCCCGATACCGGATGATGACGTATCGATCGACGAGCTCATCGAGCAGCGCAAAAGAAAATTCCAGCACAAGCGCGAGCACGAGGAGGCGAGCAAGCTCATTCCGATTCGCATCAAGATCGCGGGGCCGATTGGTCTGCTACATTTTGGCGATCCGCACGTTGATGACGACGGCACCGACATCGAGGCGCTCGAGCGTCACACCGAGCTTTGCCGCAAGGTAGAAGGACTTTTTGCTTGCAACGTCGGCGACACCACGAACAACTGGGTTGGTCGTTTAGCAAGGCTTTACGGTGAGCAGGCGACATCTGCCGCGCAGGCGTGGAAGCTAGCCGAATGGTTTGTCGATCGCTGTCGTTGGCTCTATATGTTGGCAGGCAATCATGACGCATGGTCGGGAGCAGGAGATCCGCTGAAATGGATCGCAAAACAGCAAGTCTCAAACTACAAATCCAGCGAGGCCCGCATTGCCTTGAAGTTTCCGAATGGCGCAGAGGTGCGTGTGAATGCTCGTCACGACCACAGCGGTTCCTCGGTGTGGAATCCGGCCCACGGGCCGATGAAGGCCGCGATGCTCGGCACTCGAGATCACATCTACGTCGCAGGCCATAAGCATGAAAGCGCCTACTCGGTGCTGAAAGATCCGATTAACGGGATCACGATGCACCTTCTGAAGGTTGCCAGCTATAAGGTTTACGATCGATACGCAAAGGAAAAGGGATTCCGCGATAACGCGCTCTCGCCTTGCGCGCTGACGACAATCAATCCGTTATTGCCGTCAAGCCATCCAGACATGATCAAGGTTTTCTGGGAGCCAGAAGAAGGCGCGGAGTATCTGACATGGTTACGGAACCGATGAGTCTGATTCTGCTGTCGTTCCTCTGTTGCCTCGTGGTAACAGATGGAGTGCTGACGCATGAGATTTTGCGCCGCGGCGGCCGAGAACTAAACCCCATCATGCGCAAACTATTTGAGAAAGTCGGCGTGGTTGAAGGGCTGGTTTTGTCTCGAATGATGCTCGTGATGTTTTTTGTTGCTGCGCTTCCGACGATGCCCGTGATCGGCTGGTTTGCGCTGAATGTGTTCTATGCGTTTGTGATTGCTCACAACGCCAAACAACTGATGGGTGATTGATGCCGAGTATGGTTGCTGTGATGCGCGCCCGGGTCGCTCGGGTGCTGTTCCGATCTCGCGCCTACAAGCGAGCCCTGATCGATGGAAAGACGAATCAGCTATCGCAAGACGGGCAAATCATCCTCGCCCATCTGAAGCGATTCTCTCGTTACGGAAAACCGCCTGTCGCCGTGGACAAGTCCGGTGCGACAGATATGTTCGAGGTTGGCCGCATGGTCGGTCGCCAAGAAACGGTGCAGCTCATTGTCGAGGCGCTGCAACTGGACGAAAAGACCTTGACCAATCTACAAGAGGAATTCATCGATGAGTGACGATCAAGGGTCTGCGGAAGCAGGCAACCCGACTGCTCCGGCAGCGGCTCCCGCGTGGTACGCGCCGGAAGGGATCGACCAAGGAACGGCCAGCCAGCTTGGAGAGCTGGTCAAGGCCAAGGGATGGAAGGGGCCGGCTGACGCCCTGCTGTCCTATCAGAATCTTGAGAAGGTGTTCGGCGCTGACAAGGCCGGACGCACTATTCTCGCCCCCAAGTCAGATGACGACGCCGAGGGCTGGTCTGCCGTCTATAACCGCCTAGGACGCCCGGAGAGCGCCGATAAGTACGAACTGCCAGTACCGGAAGGGGACGATGGCTCGTTCGCGCAGGCGGTCGCTCCGGTGCTTCACGATCTGGGGCTGACTAACAAGCAAGCCAAGGGTCTTGCCGAGTGGTGGAATGAAACGTCCACGCAGCGGATAGAGATGGAGCGTGAGTCATTCTTGAACAAGTCCGAGGAGGAGTTCACAGCGTTGCGTCGGGAATGGGGGGCCGCGGCTGATCAGAACATCGAGCTCGCCAAACGTGCTGTCGGCAAGTTCGGTGCAGACGCTGGGCTGGACGCTGACGGTCTCGAGCGATTGGAGCAGGCGATCGGCACTGGGCCGATGATCAAGCTGTTCCATGCGATCGGCTCATCGTTCGCTGAAGGGTCGTTCGTGGCATCGGAGGCGGCATCGGGTGGCGCGCTCACCCCGCAGGCTGCCAAGAACAAGATCGCTGGAATGTTTGCCGATCAAGAGTTCATGGGTCGCTACATGAACCGTGATGAGAAGATCCGTCAGGGGGCAATCGAGGAGATGATGCGATTGCAGCGAATGGCTAACCCAGAGCTGTTTACAGAGTAGTTGCTAGTGTGATACGCGCGAGGTACTATCCTCGGCGTAAATCTCCTGTGAGAGCTAGCTGTTAGGCCCGGGAGCGATCTCGGGCCTTTTTTTAGCTAGCAGGATAGGGTAAGCCGTAAGGCCCCAGCTGACAGTCGGAAAGACGACCGATCGGTGAGAGCGTATCTCGCAAGGATTCTGGCCCCGGTAACGGACAAGCCATCCGAGAACACTACATATTTAGTTTTTTTGGAGGGCTATCATGGCCGACAATATTGCATCAGTTTATGCCGTCCAATACGGCACTAACATCTCGCTGCTGTTGCAGCAAAAGGGCTCCAAGCTGCGCACCTCTGTGCAGACTGGTTCGTACAAGGGCAAGGCTTCCGAAGTCGTCACGCAGTACGGTGCTACCGCTGCTCGTGCGGTTTCGACCCGCTACCAGCCGATCGTCCCGGTCAACACCCCGAACAATCGTCGTTGGGTGTTTCCGGAAGATTTCGATTGGGCTGACCTGATCGATAACTTCGACAAGCTCCGTCTCCTCGCTGACCCGCAGTCTGCCTACGCGCAGAACGGTCTCTACGCGATGGGCCGTGCGATGGACGATGTGATCATCAGCGGTATGCTCGGCGACAACAAGACGGGCGAAGCTGGCGGCACGACCACGCAGTTCGACTCGACCAACCAGCGCGTTGCTGTGAACTACGCTGCCTCTGGCAACGTGGGCCTCACGGTCGACAAGCTGCGTGAAGCGCGTCGCATCCTGATGGAGAACGAGGTTGATCTCGACGCGGAGCCGGTGTACTGCGCCATCTCTGCCGAGCAGCACGACGATCTCTTGGGCCAAATCCAAGTGGTCTCGAGCGACTTCAACAGCGACACTCCGGTGATGAAGGATGGCAAGGTAATGCAGTTCCTTGGCATCAACTTCATCCACAGCGAGCGCCTGCCGTTGAGCTCGACCTTCCGTCGTTGCCCGGTGTGGGTGCCGTCTGGCGTTCACCTCGGTATGTGGAACGACATCATGTCTGACATCACGCAGCGTCGTGACCTTTCTTCGCACCCGTATCAGGTTTACCTGATGGGCACCTTTGGTGCTACCCGCACCGAAGAGAAGAAGGTCGTTGACATCCTCTGCGCGGAATAAGGGAGTAAACGAAAATGGCAGTTGTAGCAGTTAAGTCAACCCTTATCACCAACGCAGACGCCCTCCCGGCTGTGCTCAATAGTCCTCGTGTAGACGGTGGCTTTGAGCGCATCGAGGTAGCGACCGCTGCGATCACCTCTGGCGACAACACGGGTTCAACGTACCGTATGTTCCGCGTTCCTTCGAATGCGGTCATGACGGATCTTCGAATCTACTCGCCGGACATCGGCACCACGACGATTTCCGACATTGGCCTGTATCGCACGGCCAAGGACGGCGGCGCTGTGGTCGATGCTGACTTCTTTGCCTCGGCTCTGTCTCTCAAGGACGGCGCGATCAACGGCACGGATGTTCTGCACGAGTCGGCTGTGTTCTCGATCGCGAACAGCGGTAAGGAGCTGTGGGATGCCCTCGGTCTCACGGCTGACCCGTCGGTGTTCTACGATGTGGCTTTCACGCTCACCGCAGACGCTGATGCGACTGCGACCGTGAAGCTCATCGGTCGTTACGCGGCGTAAGAAACAAGGGCGGGTCGGGTAACCGGCTCGCCCTTTTCTCCTAGGAGAGAATCATGGCAGATCGTTTTTACGGTATTGATCGCGGCGAACAAGGCGTTCGCAACGTGACCGAAGGTGCGGCCTCAACGGCGACCACGGACGTTGAGGTTCGTGTAGACCTTATCGGAATGAGCAAGCTCGAAGTTTTGCTTGCTCTTGACACGATCAAGGAAGCAATTCTTCAAGATACTTGGCCGCCGGCTTAACGGTCTCGGGGTCTCCCGATGGCCGCTAGCAACGTAGCAATCGCAAACCTCGCGCTGACGAAGCTCGGGGATTTGCGCATTTTGAATCTCACGGACAACACCAAGCCTGCCCGTGAGGTGAATGCCGTGTTCGATATGACACGGGACTATCTCCAGCGCCGCTTCTCTTGGCGCTTTTGCATTAAGCGAGCAAATCTCGCTGCGGATACCACAGTCCCACTTTGGGACTGGGCTTATCAGTATCCGTTGCCCACCGACTGTATGCGCATCCTGCAAGTCGGCCAATGGTATCCATCGCCGGATCTGTCGGATCTGATATCGACCGGCGGTCAAGAGTATGTGGTCGAGGGCAAGTACATTCTCTCGAATCAGGCTGGCCCTTTGAAGCTGCGTTATCTGTCTCGGGTGACTGACCCGGTACAGTTTGATGCGGCGTTTGATATGGCTTTCTCCGCATACCTTGCGTACATTCTCGCCGAGCCTTTGACGGCGAGCGCAGAGCAAAAGCAGATGGCCTATAACGATTATCGAAACTCGATAAAGGATGCCGTCATAGCCAACGCGATCGAAAACCCACCGGAGTCTCTCGCAGACCAGACTTGGATCTTGGCGAGGCTGTAAAGCATGGCAAAGGTTTCGCCTGCGATCTCGAATTTCAACGGCGGCGAGGTCGGCCCCCTCCTATCTGGTCGCGTCGATTTCGAGAAGTATTCAAGTTCCTGCTACAAGATGGAGCGTTTCGTTCCGACTGTGCAAGGGCCGGCCAAGCGAATGCCGGGTACGCGGTTTGTCCTGCCGACGAAGTATCAGAGCAAGAAGTCCTATCTCAAGCGGTTTGAGTTCTCGTTCGATCAAGCCTATGTGCTCGAGTTCGGCGACCAGTACGTTCGGTTCTTCACCGATCGCGGTGTGGTACTCGGTGACACACTTGATATCACCAATATCACGAATGCCAATCCCGGCGTACTGACTTACACCGGCACCGATCCATCAAACGGCGACTGGTTTCTGGTTGTCGGCGTTGAGGGCATGACCGAGCTCAACGGCCGGTATGTGCAAGTCTCGAACGTCAATGCCGGCGCGAATACCTTCGAGCTCAAGGATTGGTACGGCAACTCCATCAACACAACCAGCTTCGGCGCGTATGTGTTCAACGGCGATCTGCAAAAAGTCTACGAGATTGCGAGTCCGTACACCGAAGCCGATTTAACGAATCCAGAAGGCGGCTGCGCCCTTTCTATCGTCCAGTCTGGTGATGTGCTCTATATCGGCTGCGAGGGCTATGCGCCGCGCACGTTGACCCGTAGCGGCAACACTAGCTGGGCGTTTGCGACCTACGCTCCGACTGATGGCCCGTTCCAAGTCGAGCCGCTCGCCTACAAGAATTTCACGCTCGGCGCGTCATCCGGCACGGGCGTCTCGCTCGCCTGCACCACGAACATATTTGAGAACGAGCACGTTGGAATGCTGTTCCGGCTGGAGCCGGTCAACATCACGACGCCGCCTTGGGAGACGAATAAGACGATCACAGCGGGCAATCTGCGCAAGTCTGATGGCAAGTATTACGAGGCGACAAACTCCGCTACAACGGGCTCTGTGCGCCCTATACACGAAGAAGGAACCGAGTCTGACGGCGCGGTGACTTGGGAGTATCTGCATCCCGGTTACGTCGTCGTCAAAGTGACGGCGATCACGGATGCGCAGAATGCAACCGTCGACATCATCGGCCCGGGCATTGCCCCTGCTGAGATCGTTGCCGGTGACGACTGCCGCTATCGGATCGGTGCGTGGGGCGAGGCGACAGGTGCCGCGTTCCCGTACAAGGTCGCTTTCTGGCGCGATCGTCTGTGGTGGTCAGGCAACCAGCAAATCTATGCGTCGGTGGCCGGTGACTACTCGTCGATGGCTCCCGATACGCTCGGTGAGATTTTGGCTGATAACGCTATCTCGCTGACGCTTTCGGTCGGCACGGTGGACAAGATCCGCTGGATGACGGCATCGGATGTGCTGCTGGTTGGTACGGCAGGCTCCGAGGTTGCCGTGCAGGAGATTACGCCGAACCAAGTGCTCGGCCCCGAGAACGTCAAGTACGAGATCCAGTCTGCTGAAGGCTCGCGCGAAATGGAGCCGGCGCTAGTCGAAGATGCTGTGCTGTTCGTGCGCATCGGCGGTCGTCGGGTGATCGAGCTGCGGTTCGATATCCAGTCCGATAGCTGGGTGCCGCGCGATATGAACGTGCTGTATCCCGAGATCACGCAGTCTGGCATCGTCGAGATGGCGTACCAGAAGGAGCCGGACAATATCATCTGGATCGTGCTCGCCAACGGCAAGCTGCTCGGCATGACCTATGACCGAGAGCAGAACGTCTATGGTTGGCACCGTCATCCGCTCGGCGGGGTGTCTGCTGTAGCCGAGTCTGTGCAAGTCATTACGAGCCCAGATGCCAGCGTCAATGACGTTTGGGTGATTGCCAAGAAGTCGGTCAACGGATCGACCCGGCGCTTTGTGGAGTATTTCGCAGAAGGATTTGAGCAGGACGATGACATCGAGGGGGCTGTGTACCTTGATTCGTCGCTCGAGTTTGACGGCGCAGTAGCAGAGACCTTGCAACCCGGTGCTGGCGCAACAACGCGCAACGCGACTAATGTCTCTTTCACGGTAACGTCAGCCTACGAACTAACAACAGAAGCCAATGATTTTCTGTTGACGGAAGCCGACGAATTCATCGCGATGAACGAAGATGTTTTTGTTGCCGGTGATGTTGGCCGCGAGATTCGGGTTCGCTACTTTGATGAAACTGCGCAGCAATGGCTGACCGCTCGAGCATTGATCACTAGTTATGTGAATGAGAGCGAGGTTCTTTGCACGATCCTTTCGCCGTTTCCGAATCTTGATGAGCTGCCGCTTAATGGCTGGCGCTTGACCTCAACAATCATCACTGGGCTTTGGCATCTGGAAGGCACGACAGTCTCTGCTCTGGCTGACGGCGCGGAGATTGAGAATCTGACCGTGACCAATGGTGCTGTAACGCTCCCCGTTAAAACTGCTCGAGCGCAGATCGGGCAGCCGTATACGTCCACTCTTGCCACTCAAAGGATTGATGCGGGTGCCACGGATGGCACGGCGCAGGGCAAGACGAAGCGATTCCATCAAATCGTGATGCGCCTCTATGCAAGCCTAGGCGGCAAGGTCGGGCCGGATGCGTCATCGACCGATTACATCCTGTATCGATCGCTGTCAGACTATATGGATGAAGTGCCGCCTGTGTTGACCGGCGACACCGAAAAATTCCCGTATCCGGGTGGATACGAAACCGATGGTCGGATCTGGGTACTGGCTGATCAGCCGCTGCCGCTGACTGTGGTTGCGATGTACCCGCGGTTGAGGACGGAGGACTAATGGAAGTCGTTTCGTTCAACGCTAAATATCTGCGAGCGATGGTGCTGCAAGATGCGCAACAGATCATGGCTCCGCTCGTATTCGACGACGAGTATTGCGAGCAGCTTGTGGCAGCCGGCCCCGCCTATACCGTACTGGCTGGCGAAAAGCCCGTCATGTGCGCAGGCGTGGCAGAGATGTGGGCGAACCGATACGCCGCATGGGCATGGCTTGCAAAAGACGCAGGGCCGCACATGGTTGGCCTCACGCGAATCGTCGACGACTACTTAAACACTCGCCCGTATCGCCGGATTGAGGCGTATGTAGATGCTCGTTTCCCGCAGGGGCATCGATGGGCAAAGATGCTGCGGTTTGAGTTTGAAGGCTTGATGCGCTCGTTTGGGACGAGCGGTCAAGATATGGCGATGTATTCGAGGATTCAGTAATGGCGCAGTTCATACCATTTATCGCTGCTGCTGCCTCCGCTACGGCGACGATCGCCGAAACGGCGCAGGCTCGCAAGGTCGGCGAAGCGCAAGCTCGAGGGTTAGAGGGGCAGGCTCGCGCTGCATCTCTGGAGGCTGGAGCCGCAGAGGAGGCGCAGCGCAGGCAAGCGCGTGAGGCGTTCGGCGAGACTCGTGCTGCTGGTGCGCAGATGGGTTTGCTGGAGTCAGCATCCTTTGCTGATGCCTACTCGCAGGCTGCAACTGCTGCCGAGTTGGACGCGCTCAATATCCGATACGAAGGCGAAGGACGCCGACGCGGGTTGATGTTTGAGGCTGGCGCTACTCGTGCCGCCAAGCCGCTGTGGGGGCCGGCCATTCTGTCTGCTGGCACCAATGCTCTGATGGCGTTCTCTGCTGCTGGTGGCAAGATGCCGGCTGGTGGGGGAGCGCCTAAAACTGGCAGATCTACGATGGCGCTGAACTACCGCGGTGGATCTGCGCGAGGTAATGCGTAATGGCAAAGCTCGAGTTCTATCGACAGCAGACGACGCCGCGCGTCATTGCTCCCGATGTCGGAGGGCTCGGGCGCATCCAGTCTGGTTTAGCGCAAACCGGCGAAGCAATAGCTCGAGGTGCTGTGGTTGCCGGCCAGATGGTCGAGCGCCGCAATTTAGAGATTGAGAAGCGCCGCGAAGATGACGCAGCAATTGATGCCTCGTCAAAGTCTATCGAACTAACTAGCCGGTGGATCGAAGAAGAGCAGCGCCTCAGAAGCGAGGCAGAACAAGCCGACGATTTTGAGGGATTTTCAGATAAAGCTCAGGCTCGATACCAAGAGCTCGTTAATGAGTATTTGCCGAATCTAAAATCTGACAAGGCTCGTGCATGGTTTAGCGAAAGAGCTGGCATTCAAGGCTTGGATGTCCAGAAAAACTCCTCTGTTTATCAGGCTCGCAGCTCTGTCGAAAAGACGGTGCGAGTTGCAGATGAGTCTGCTAACTCTGCGCGTCGTGTTGTGCAGATAGATCCGAGTAAGTTTTCGCAGGCTGCCGGCGATCTTGAGCTGATTGCTTCTCGCATTCCTGATAAGGCTGCGGCCTCTAAGTTTTACTCTCAGCAGCGCGCGATACTTGCCCAAGATGCTGCTGTTGCCGCTGCCGACAAAAACCCTCGTCAGATTCTTGCTGCGCTTGATAAGCCTGCTGGGCAGACTGGTTTTACTTATCTCGATGCCTTAGATGCAGACTCTGTTGATAACGTCAAAGCAACAGCAGAGCGCCGTATCGCGATCATGGAGCAGGAGCGCCGAGCTCGAGAAGCTGAGGCTCGAGAGGTGCTGCGCACACAGATCGATGATCAGGTTGCGTACATGAGTGTCGGCATCACGCCTGACAAGATGCTGACAAAGGCGCAGTTCGCTGCTGCTGGTATTGCTGATCGATACGAGGACTATCGAGCAACGTATAACGCGAGTGCCACCATAGTGTCGCTCTCGACGATGCCTCGAGCGGAAGCTGCGGAAAAGATTCAATCTATGCGCCCGACCCAAGAAAAAGGCGCTGCCGGCAGTCTAAAGAGATTTGAGATGGTTTCTGACGCTTACACCAAGATGGTGCAGGCTCAAGAGGCCGATCCTGCTGGGTATCTTGTTGAGCGCAATCCTGCGATTCGTGATGCTTATGATGCGATCGGTCGCGCTACGACGCCGGCAGAGCAAGCTGCTGCGTCAGAACGTTTTGCCGCGATTGTTGACATTGAGTCTCGCCGAATCGGAATCAACAACAAGGCTGTGATCCCGAAAGCATTGGCCGATGACTTAATCAACCGCTCTTATGGTCGCACCGAGCGCGATGGCGCGATCGTTGGCGCAGGCGCAATTATTGAAGAGCGACGCAAGTGGGGCCGCTATTGGCCGAATGTGTATTCGCAGATTGCATCCAAATTGCCTGCTGATGCCGCGGTCATCGGCGCTGGAATGCGCGAAGGCCCGTCGAATCGCTTGATCGAAATATCTGCGATTAAGGACGAGGATCTTAACAAACTGCTTCCGTCGAAGATTTCGCCGAAAGACTTGCAGGATGAGATATCTGACATTGCTCAAGATATTAGCGCGTCTTATGTCGGGCAGGGCGGCGATCTCAATACCAGTCTGATCTTGCAGAATGCGATTTATCGGCTTGCTGTCGATTACACGCGAAATGGCAAGAGCGCGGCAGACGCTGCCCAGCTTGCATATCAGGAGGTTGTCGGAGAGCGTTACGCGCTGGCAGAGATCGACGATGCCATTGTGCGAGTTCCGGTGACGGAATCTGTGTCAAATGCGCAGCTTCGAACTGGTCTTCGTGAGTTCAGAAATGAGGCGATCAAGGAGCTTGGAATTGGCACGATCCGAGGCTCTTACTGGCAAACCATGCCCGATGACAATCGAGTCGTTTTGATGCGAGACGGTCAGCCTGTTGAGCGAGCAGACGGGTCTCTGTTCCAGTATTCTTGGCAGCAGATCAAGAATCGTTCCGCAACCAAGGGCGAGCGGATTCGCCGCCTTGACATCGAAATGGGTGGACGCCCCGAATGAGTTTTGAAGGATTGCTCACTCTTCAGAAGCGCGAGCCGCAGTCTGCTGTTCGCGAGCCCGCACTTGGCGAGGAGCTGATCGAAACAGCTCGAGAGACGTTTGAGTTTAATCCGGTTCAATCGATCCAGCGGCAGGAGGATCTTGCTGCTGCATATCGCACGAACAACATCCTTTCGGCAGATAGTGCTCGATCGCAGCTTCGAAACGCCGGGCTTGATAAGCAGTTGACGGTGCCAGATCAAGGCATCACTCAAGAGGCGCTCGATATCTTGGTGCGCCGCAAGCAAATCGAGAACCAGAGAGCTGACCTTTATTCCAGAAGTCCCGGCGGGTTTGGCCGCGGAGCTGCCCGTCTAGCGGTTGGTTTTGGCGTGTCGTTGTTTGACCCGATCAACATCGCTTCCGGCTTTGTCCCGGTTGTGAGTCAGTCTCGATATGCCGCGATGCTGCGCGCTCGAGCTGGCATCGGTGGTCGCACAGCGGTCAGAGCTGGTATCGGCGCGGCAGAAGGCGTGGCTGGTGCCGCACTTATCGAGCCCATCATTCTATCCGCAGCGCGGGCAGAGCAGTCCGATTACGACGCTTCTGACTCGCTTCTCAATATCGCATTTGGAGCCGCTATTGGCGGCGGCCTGCACAGCATAGGCGGCGCTGTCTCCGAGGCTTACAGGCGCTCTCAGGGGCTCCCTCCGTTGCCTGTGGAGCGTCCTGTCGATGCTGCCGTGCGTCAGGCCATTGAAGCCGACCAGAGCCTGCCTCCTATCGGAGAGCTTGAGCCGACTCCGCGAGCAATTGATCCAGACGACGTAATTGTTGCCAGAACGCGCGAGGAGCTGATCGCTCGTGCTGCTGATGCACCGGCCATAAACCGGCAGCAGTTGCTGCGCGAGCTGGATGACGCCGAGACCGCGCTTGCTCGTGTTGCCGATCAGGCTGGATCTACTCTGCCGCTAGATGCTCGCATCGCTCAGATCGAAGCTCGATTGCGAGACGAGGACGTTGCAGTCTATGGGCCGGATCAGGCCGATAGCAGACAGGTTCGTCGCCTGCGTCAGCGCACCGCTCGCAAACAAGCCGAAGCCGAACTGCGCGCCGAAGAGGATTCATCGATTGACTTGCAGATTGACGCTAAGGCTCGGTCTGAGCGCGCACAGCGCGAGGTGCTGCGTCTTGCTCGAGCACAAGAGGCTCGTCGCTTGCTGGATAAGGTAGAAGCCAACAAGCCGCTGTCAGCGGAGGACATGGAAATCCTGCGCGCAATTGACGCAGAGACCATGCCGGGTAGTGCTCGCAATATTGCTGAGCAAGTGCTGCCCGAGACTCGGCGCGCTGCCCTGTCTGCCGGTGTTGCTCAGGCGATGGATAGCCGCCAGATCAACGTCGAGCCGATCGTCGGACTTGACCCGTCGCAGCGACAGAAGAGCCCGGTAGATCCGCTTACCTCTGCTCGCAATGCAGCTATTGAGAACGCTCGCCCAGATCAAGCCGCGATGGTGGACTTTGAGGCTGCCGCAGAGATCCCGGAGCCGCGAGCTGTGCCTGCCCTTGATGCCGCTGCGCAGGCTCTTGATGAGGCCGTGGCTGCTGCTGATGAAGCTGTGGCCGCGGTCAATACTGAGAGCCAGTTCCGCGCGAATCGATTGGTGCAGGAAGAGGCTGCCGAATACGGTGATATCCCGACCAGCGTCGACAATGTGTCGAACGTCGAAGCTGCCTTCGAGCGAGCAAAAGGAAAGAAGTTTGCTCAACAGCGTGAGTTTAAGAAAGAGATTCAAGATGCGGTCAATGCCGCGGCTAAAGAGGCTGGAGTCAGCCTGACCGAGATGACCCCGGCGCTTGAGCGGTACCTGATTCGTACCGCTGTGCGCGAGGCTCGCATCGCTATGCGCGACAACTCCAATGCGATTGGCTGGTACAACGAGAAAGTTACCAAAGCCCTGCGCATCATCTCGCTGATTCATCCCGAGATCTTGTCGAGCCGTGAGGATCGGCTGGCCTTTACTTGGGCGCTTGCTGTTACGTCGAACGGCTTGAAGGTAGACAAGAACTTCGAGCTTGCCATGAAGGCATACGAAGGCTGGAAAAAGACCGGCAAGATGCCGACCGATGTCGGTATCGGCACCGCTGGCGGAAAGATCAACGACGGCCTCAAGCTCTATAACGTCATGCTCGAGCAACACGGATTCGATGCTCTCGAGAAGTTCATGCGCAGCAAAGATACGGTGAAGAACATCACCGGATTCTCTGGGCTGAAGGTGACTGGCGAAAACATGGGAACCGAGGTCTACGGATCTGCCATCCTCGGCCCGAAAATCGGCAACGGATTCTTCTCGAATCTGTATGGCAATTTTGAACAGCTTACGATGGATCGTTGGCTGATGCGTACTTGGGGTCGCTGGACTGGCACCCTGATTGAAGAGAATCCGGTACAAGTCAAAGCCAAGCGCAAGTCGCTTGTGGCCTTGGTCAAGCTGCTGGACAAAGAGCAGCGCAAGTCTCTCGAGCAAGTGCTTCGCAAAAAGATTGCCGTTTCTCGGCCTGATGAGCTCGCCTTCGCCATAGCCAAGGCAAGCCAAAAGCCTGAGAACCGGGCGATCATGAACGACATTGCCCGTGGATTTGATCAGGATCAGATTAACGCTATTGTCGGTGCGCCGAAGAAGGGTGACGTTCGCGTCGGTCTTGGTGACGAGATCCGCAAAGCAGGCAACGCCCTGTCGAAATACCTCGACGGCCAAAAAGAAGCGCCGGACGGGCCGCCAGAGCGTGGCCGTATTCGCAAGGTGTTTAATGCCGCATTGGAGCAGCTCCAGCGCGATAACCCAGACCTGACGATGGCCGACTTGCAGGCTTTACTTTGGTATCCGGAAAAGCGACTATACGACGCAGCAGGAGCATCAGATGCAGAAGTCGAAGCAGGATATGCAGACGACGCAGCCCCAGACTACGCAAACGCAGCAGCCAAGCTCGCCGAGCAGCGAGGAATCTCCAGAGACGCAATCTCCGGAGTCACTCGAGCTGTTGACGAAGAGCTACAGGCCGAGCAACTCGCAAGACGAGCAGGACGAGGAGATCTCGAGGTTTCTCGAGGCTTAACCGTAAATGAAGGACTCCAGCGTTACCTCGCCGAAGGCCCTGTTCGAACGCAGGCTGGCCCGGGGGCAGCTGCTGCCCAACGGCAAGCGGTTAGGGCCGTTGAGGACTTACGATCAGCCGACTCTATACTCGCCCTCTCCCTCTCTGATCAGTATTCAGAGCGCCAGAGAGTCTCGCTCGTCGGGCAAAAAGTAACCGATTACGCCGACCTCGCTGTACTAGCGCAAGTTTATCGCGATCCTCGCTTTGAGACGCTGCGGTATTTCTTTGTTGACCGTAACGATAACATCATCGCGCAAGCTGGCCTGACATCGCGCTTGCCGGGATCTGCTGTTGGCTTTATTGGCGAAGGCGAACAATTCTTGGGTGAGCTAGTGCAGCGCGCTATCTTCTTGGGCGCAAAGGGGGTGTATATGCTGCACAACCACCCGAGCACCAATCCAACCGCGAGCACGGCAGACATTGACTTCACTCGTAGCGTGTCGAAGTTTATTGCTAAAATGGGTGTTGACCCAAAAGGCCATGTCATCGTTGATACGAATCAGTACACGGTGATCGATGCAGATGGCAACGCAAAAACAATCGACAAGGATTTTGGGCAGGCAGATCCAAAGAAGCTGATGGATATTGGCGGCAAGCCAATCACAGGCCCAGATAAACTTGTCAACATTGCCAAGCAAATTGAGGTTGATGAGGACGCGGTTGTTATTGCCGTTGCTAATGCGCAAATGGTGGTGCGTAACTTAGCTGTGCTTCCGAGTGAACAGTTACGCAAAGGAACCGCTGCCGCAAAAACCGCATTGATGCGAACGGCTCTTGAGGCTCGCGGCGAGTTTCTGTTTGCTATCGGCAAAAACATGGAGACTCTCAACGCGATTCAAGACTTCGTTGTTGATCGCGTATTTATTTCTCCGGATGGCCGATACATCACAGCGTCCAATCCCGGTATGCGCTCGCCGTTTCCGCAAGATCGTCGCGCTCGAGTATCCCCAGACACCAGCCCTGCGTTTGACTATCTGCGCAAAGTCTCTCTTGAGGATGCCAAGCGTATGCGCTCGGTTGCCGAAGAGGGTGGCGTATATAACGCGCCGGAATCTAACGCAGAGCTGCGCCCGTTCAACGATGCTATACAGCGAGCTGATATCTATGCTCGCGCGGTTCGCGCCGCGGCAGAGCGTATCGGCAATGACGACGCTGCTCGTGCTGCGATGCAGGCCGCGACCAACAACCAGCTCGGCGCATACGAGATCGACCAATTACTTGAGCAGCTCAAGACCGAGAATCGCACGGTTCGTTCACGGCTGAAGAAAGCGCAAGCTCAGTTCACCGCAGACGAGACTGCTGATTCGCTCCAGAGCGATGCTATTCGCGCAGCCAATGCTGTCGCCAATAACGTCAAGCTCGACGCCACTATCGCTGCTCGCAATGCTGCTCTGACGCTGGCTGCCAGAACCAAGATCGTTGGCCGGGTCATTTCTCAGTTTGCGCAAAACCCGCGGGAAGGAATCCTGTCGGTTCTTGGTGGTTCGTCGTTCGCTCGGTTCGGATCGAAGGATTCTGTATTCCATTGGCAGCGCACCTACTTCACGCGCTGGACAAAGGGGATGCTGGCAGAGCTCGAGCAGGCTGGTGTCGGCGAGGCTTTCATGAGCAACGCCTATGGCCGCGATGTCGCTCGTGCTTTGTATCAGATGGGCCGGCCAAACCCGCGGCTTGAGGGTATTGTTCCCGAGGCCGTGACGATTGCGAAGATTGTTTACAAGTATCGCGAGGATGCTCGCAACACTCGCAATCGGTTTGGCGCATGGATTCGTGACCTGACTGGATACATCACCCGGCAGCAGCACGACTTCACCAAGATCCGCACGGCTGGCGCGGAAGAGTGGAAGGCTTTTGTTCGGCAGCGACTTGATGTCGAGCGCACTCTGGAGCCGGGGCAAAATCTCGAAGAGTTCCTCGATATTGTTTACGACGATTTGGCTGCCGGTCGGCACTTGTCTGCTGTTGATGCGGAAGCTGCTGCGTATACGACGCCGGGCTCACTTGCCCGTCGCGCGTCACAGTCTCGCGTAATCTATTTCCTCGATGCTGACTCAGAGTTCGACTATCTTGAGAAGTTCGGCTCCGGCAAATTGAACGAGGCTATTCTCGGCGACCTAAGCCGCGCTGCACAGCAGGCCGGCATGATGCGCATTCTTGGCCCGAATCCGGAATACACGCTCAAGGCATCAATGGCCGAGATTGAAGCATCCTTGCGTGGAGACCCAGAAACTCGAGCTAACTTTGCAGATTCCAAAGACGAAGCAACCAATTTGCTAACGATGTTGGACGGAAGAGCCAATGTGCCGGGCAGCCAGATTAGTGCTCGAGTTGGATCTAACATTCGAGTCGTGCAGTCGATGGCAAAACTCGGCGGCGCTGTGATCTCGGCGGTCACGGATCTCCCCGTATACGCCAGCCAGATTCGATATCAGGGCCGCGGCGGCTTGCTCTCTGGCATTGGCGAGGGCATCAGCAATCTGCTCCAAGGTCGCGCTAAAGGCGAGCGCAAGCAGATCTTGAACATGATCGACAGCGTAGCCGAGGGGATTATCGGCGGCGTCGCGATGCGCTTTGATTCGGATGACATCATGTCTGCCGGGTCTGCTGATTTGATGCGAATCTTCTTCCGTCTCAACGGACTGGCTTGGTGGACTGACACCCTGCGAGAAGGCATGGAGCTCGGCACCGCTAACTGGCTCGGTAACTTGCGTAACACCGGCTTTGACGGGCTTGATGCGAGCGCAAAGCGATTGTTTGAGCAATACGGAATTACGGCTCCAGAGTGGGAACTGTTACGTCGCGGGTTTGTGTCTGACAGCAAAGGCAAGTTCTACGTCGTGCCGGAAGCGGTCAGCAAGCTGCCGCAGGACGCAATACTGTCGTACCTCAATACGATTGGCCGCTCGACGACTGAGACGGCAGTTATCAATGCTCGACGCGATCTGTCCGATCGACTGCGCAACTTCATCGTCGATCAAGCCATGACTGCTGTCATCGAGCCGGATATTCGGTCTCGATACTTCTGGACTCGCGGCATCAAGCCCGGCACGTTCTGGGGTGAGATCGCTCGATACATCGCTCAGTTTAAGGGCTTCCCAACCGCGCTCACCCGTCAAGTATTTGGTCGAGAGATTTATGGCCGCGGATATAACTCGCTCGGCGAATACATTAAGTATGGCAAGGGCGATATGTTGGGACTTGCGCAGATGATTCTGGCGATGACCGCATTCGGCTATATCGCGATGGCTGCCAAGGATTTAATCAAAGGCAAGGAGCCTCGAGATCCGACACAGCCGCAGACATGGACTGCCGCCATGCTGCAAGGCGGCGCGCTCGGTATCTACGGTGACTTCTTGTTGGGTCAATCCAACAGGTTCGGCAGAAACATTATCGACACTCTGGTTGGCCCGACGTTTGGCGTCATCGGTGATCTTGATGAGCTTCGCCAGAGAGCCATGCGTGGAGACGATGTGGCCTCTTCGGCGTTCCGTATGTTGATAGCCAACACGCCGTTTATGAACCTGTTCTATACCCGTATAGTTCTTGATTACCTGATCCTTTATCAGATTCAGGAGGCCCTCGACCCGGGCAGCCTGCAACGTATGGAGCGCAGGGTCGAGCGCGAGCAGGGACAAGAGTTCTTGCTGGCCCCATCTGAAGTAGTGGAGTAAACCATGACCGTTTCATCATCGACTGCGAAAGTATCCTATTCCGGCAACGGCTCGACACAAGCCTTTGCTGTCCCGTTCTACTTCCTTGCGAACAGCCAGCTCTTGGTTGTGCTGCGCTCGTCAACGGGAGCAGAGACGACACAGGTGCTCGGAACTAACTACACCGTCACAGGTGCAGGCGTTCTGACTGGCGGCACCGTTACGATGACGGCTGCTCCTGCATCCGGCACGACGCTCGTTATCTCGCGCAACGTCCCGCTGACGCAGGAGACCGATCTTCAGCCGAACGATCGACTACCTGCCGAGACGCTCGAGCAGTCCATCGACAAGCTGACGATGATTACGCAGCAGCTCGATGAAGCTACGGATCGGACGCTCAAGTTTCCGGTAACGGATTCCACATCCATATCCTCTACGCTCCCGTCATCTGCGCAGCGCGCTGGCAAGTATCTGGCGTTTGATTCTACGGGCGCGCCGACAACCTCGGCCAACCTTGAGCAGAACGTCGTTAGCGTGAAGTCATTCGGCGCTGTCGGTAACGGAACGACTGATGACCGTGCCGCGATTGTGGCCGCGCAGAACTATGCTGCCTCAATCGGTGGCGCGACGGTTTACTTCCCGCCGGGCGAGTACAAGATCAGCGCGGCAATCCCGATGCTTCCGGGTATCACCTATCAGGGGCCGATGCGCGCAGAACTTGGCGCGTACAACGCTGGCCGAAGCCGCTTGTTCAGCAGCACCAGCGATGTCTTTACCAACACAGCAACGCTGATTACCGGAACTTGTTTCCGCGATCTGTTCATTGAGTCGGCCTCTGGTGGCGGTCATATCTTCAACTGGTCGAATGCGGGTGTCGTCGCCAAGATCGAGATGTCCGGTGTTTGCTTGGTGCAGAAGAATGCTGCCAAGTCGGTGATCTACGGCAACATGGGTGGCGGTGCTAGCGATGGCATCTTCTCCATCTGGCTGCATGACTTTGAGTATGAGTACGTCCCGACAAACTCGGTGCCGGCTATTTATCTCAAGGCCTTTACGATCAACTCGATATCAATCTCGAACTTCTGGAGTACGGCAAACGGGCAGAGCTCCGCTGGTCAGCCTAGCATCTGGATTGAAAGCACGAATGCGGCTGGCGCTGCCTTCAACGTCTACATTAAGCAAGGCGTGTTGGAGTACGCATCGAGCGGCGGTATTCATCTGCTCTCATGCGCGAACTCCATCATCGAGGACTGCACAACCTATGACTCCTCGATCGCAATCGGCGCTCCGGTGTTCAAGGTCGACAAGGGAGCCTCTGGCCCGTCGTCCAATAACATCGCATTCCGCGCTTGCCGCAGCACGATTGGCAACGCGACTCATGCTGATTTGTATCTGAATACTTCCGAGTCTGGTCAGGGATCATTCTGGGTGGAGAACTGCACGTTCTCGTATCTGGATTCGGCCTCGACGCTGCCGGGTACGGCAACGGCTATCGTCAATAGTTCAATCACGAACTTTGTGGATACGGCGTATCTACAGTTGAACTTTAGCCCGGAGTCGAACATCCGTTTCGGCAACTCGCTGGGGTCAAGCAAGTATTACGACATCTGGAACGGGTACTTCAACAACTTTGAAGGTTACCTCAACATCATGCAGAACGGGTCGTACATCGGCTCGATCAACCCGTCAGGTAACTTCTACTGGGGCGGCACTCGCGCATCGCCGAACTTCTACGTCTTGAAGGCCGACGGGAAGCTGTTCTCAAAGAGTCATCTGTATCCCGGCACAGGCGGTGGCTCTGACCAAGACAAGGCTGGTCTGCTTGCTGGCGAAGGCGCTCCAAGCAACGGCAACGGCAACAACGGTGACTTCTACTTCCGATCTGACGGTGGTGCGCTGACCACCATCTATCAGAAGCGCGCCGGTTCTTGGGTTGGTATCGTCTGACGCAGCCGGTGGATCTCAGCCTTTAGGCTGTTGATCTCATTCGCTAGGGTGCTGGCCTCGCTCCAGAGGCCACGCATCCTGACATTGGCTAGTGCGTTATCGATGCGCCAGTCACGCTCTTGGCCGTAGCCCCACGGCGCGGCCTTGAGTTCGTCTGCCCACGCTCCCGCTGGGCTTTGATTGTCGATCGTCATATTCGACCTCATCGGTTCCCGGTTCGTAACTGAAATGGTTGCAGCGATAGTCTGCCGGCCAATCATTGGCGTAGCAGAATAACTGCTTGCCGTCGTGTTTGGAGTGTCGGCAACTGCGGCAGTTCACACTTTGCCTTCTTTGCGTAGCTGGTTGATGGTGCGCACCATTCCCTCGAGATGCGCGATCCGCACATAGTCTCTGGATAGTCCCATGTCTGCGCGCCGATCGATCGCGTCGTGACAGGCAGAGCAGGCCCAAGCGCCGAGCAGATCGTCTGCCTTGATCCCCATGCCAGATATGCCAGCCATACGGATATGGGCGAGCACGACTGTCTCGCTGTTGCAATTGCACACCTCTGGGATGCGCACCATGCAGGGACGGCCTCGAGCTTCGTTGCGTAGATTCATGCGTAATAAGCTGGCGTGAGTTCTCGCATTGCCGTTGCAGACTGATCCTCAGATGTCTGCTGCCGGGTGCGGAAAAAGCCTGCATGGTCTGGGTACATCTTCATGAATCGACGCGAGTAGAAAGCGCGATAGTTGTTGTTCAGCTTGAATGAGGTTAGGCCGTCGCCGCCGACGCTATCCTTCTCCCAACGTATGCGCTCGAAGATCGCATTCACGGAATAGTTTTTATATCCGCGATCGATCATCTGGAATGTGAACTGCACAAACATCTCCCACACCTCGGGATGCCGCCGATGGAACTCAGCGACTTGCTGCCTCATCTCCTCATGCCTGTTCATACGATGGCTCCGGTATGTGGATGCCGAGCTCCGCGCACTTGGCCTCGATCAATGCGAGGTAATCGCTGAACTCCTGCTTGGTGAGCTTGCTCGATCTGCGGATCGGCTTGTGTCGCTTGCGGCCAAAGCCCTCGATGACCTCGGAGCCGAATGCTTCGATCAGGAAGTATTCGTGCAGATCGTCTGCCGTCCAGCCTCGCAGCATCTCACCGCCTCCCTCAAGGATCGATGGATATATCACGCCCCATAGGAATGCGTTCTGCCTGTCGGATCGTTTCGGCTTAAATGCTTCGATCGTGACTTGCCACGAGATGGCAGGGTCGAGCCCCCGCACCAAGACCGAGATCGCCGAAGCGATCTGGTCTGGTTGAGTGCCGCGAGGAAATACTCGTTTCAAAACGGAATATCCGAGATGTCGTCGTCGCTAAACGTCTCGACGACTTGCTGCTGCTTCGGTGCCTGCCGCGGCTCAGCGAGGCCGTCCTTCGGCTTAACGGACAGCGAGAAGTATTTCTGCCCTGCCAGCCTGCCGTTCTGCCCGGTCTTGAGCCAGCCGTTGAGCCAGTACTCGACGCCGTTGATGTTGATGCTGCCGGTGTAGTCCGGCTGGTTCTCGCTCTGCTTGCGATCGTTCTTGGCTAACAATCCACGGTTGGTGTTATCGAATTGCTTCACAGGGTCATCTCCTTAAGGGCTTTAGTCTTACGTCGAACTTCATCAAGGAACTTCTCGACCTTCTCGGTCATGTTCAGAATGTCGGCTTGGTTGCGCGTCACGCGAATCACGTTGAGGCGCAGGCGCTCCGGCAGCTTTGGCTGATATACGACGTAATCGCACCAGTCTCTGCCGGTCACGGCGAGCTGCCATTGGATCTGGTTGTAATGGTCGGTCGGAACTTTCTTCGACTCGAGCAAGTCCAAGGCGGTCGCCGGCTGGACGCACTTAATCTCGATCAACCCATCCTCGCCGACAAGGCCATCCGGTGAGCAGCCTGCCTCGAGCTTCGGGTGCCGGACGAATCCGGTCTGATCGACGATGACCGCATTACGAGCCATATAGGCGGCGCGCGCTTCATCCTCGGTGTCGATGCCGTGCTGCATCGCGGGGCTGACATACGTCTCGGTGGCCTCTCCTGTGAGGCGCTCGCAGACGAGCTGCGCCTGATAGTTGCGATACCCGGCTTTGCTGCTGTCCATCAGGACATTGGATATCGCGCTCCCGGTCACGAGACCGAGACGAGCTGAGTACCATTCTGGTGATCGTTGTTCCATTATTCCTCCGCTGAATGCCAATCGGTTTGCCGGCGCAGAAACGTCGGCCATGTAAGGGTGTCCGTAAACGAGCGATCCTCGAGCAGGACATGGTTCGTGGGCTGGGCGGTGTATCGCCCGTTGGTGAGCTGCATGAAATAGAATTCTTTGGATTGCGTCGGTGTGGCGCTAAACGCATCACCGATCGGCACCAAAGTGAACAGATAGTGTCCCTGATATTCGCCGCTCTTGCACTTGGCTTTGCCGTTCATGCCAGCAAGATACGGGTACTCGATCATGCTGAACTCGTAGCCGTAGGCGTCCCATGTTTGGGCGTCGGCAGCAGTCCACGGTGCCGCGGCGTTACGGTGTGCAACCTGATGCAACGGGACGTTACGGTAAACCGCTCCGCACTCAAGCATGACATGGCAGCCAAAGGCACGGCCCGGGTAGCAAGTCAGGCCAAACCAGACGCCCTGCAGCCAGTCGTGCTGGCCGAGGGCATTGGGCTCCACCCAAACGTACTGGTGCGCTGGCAGCGCCCCTGCGTGGGTGTAGAGCATTAGGCAAGCTCCTTCTTGCGAGCCGAAAACTTGGCAGCGTGATTCTTGGCAAAATCTAACGGCAGGGTTTGGTACAGCGTAGTCAGCTCCTCTAGCGTGTTGCAGTCAGCGAGGAGGGCATCGAGCTTGGTCTCCATCTCGTCTTTCTCTGCTTCCGGCAGATCCTCGCCAGCGTAGATGTAGAGGCCGAGGCCGTGGATCGCAATGCACTTGGCAAGGCAGCGCATAATGGCGGTGTTGACCGAGAAGCTGTTCGGATTCTCGATCGCCTTGTTCTTGGCATCGAGCACCGGCAACAGGCAAGTCTTGATGTCGCCCTTGATCTCAACCGAGACCTTGACCATCCCGGTGCCATCCTTGAGATACATCAACGGCAGGCCGTCGTACTCGTGAACCGTGTATCGGGCGGTCGGGTCGATCTTGAGTACCTCTGCCCAAGCCCACGCCCAGCTCAGATACGAGAGACCGAGCTTCTTCTCAACGTGGTCGTTGACGTTGATCTTGAGTAATTCGCTCACGGCAGGCTCCTGTAGATCTTGTCGAGTTCGGTTTCGATTATTGCGTTTAGCTCGGCAAGCGCCCGGTCGCAGGCGGCGATACGCTCCTGCTCGTCGCGTTCCTGCGCCTCGATCTCCTGCTGGTGCCACCAGCTCTGATCGTCGTTACCCCAAGGGGCGTTATCGATGTGCATTGATGATCTCCTGTTGTGAGCAGCCGCCGTCACCGCACGGGTCGAGTGCGGCAGCCAGTAAGAATAGGACGATGAACCCGATGAACTGCGGCCAAGGCGACTTCATCGTTCTTCTCCCGCCATAGCCTGTACGCCAGCGACGTACCCATCAGCCTTGCCGAGGGCGTAGGCGTATGTGATCGCGTGTTTGATGAGCGGGTCGAGCGACATATTGTCGACGAGATCGGCGAGATCCTTGGCGATGTTGTCGAGCTCGTTCTGGTAAGCACGAGGATTGGTATCGGCGTTCATGCGGCCTCCTGCAAAGCCTTGACTACGGGAATCCATTCGGCAAAGCGCACAGGGTCGCGCTCGACTTGCTCAAGCAAGTCAGGCTGCTCGTCAGGATTGGCGCGGAAAAACTTGATCTCGCAATCGACGCAATAGTCGTCGCAGGTTCGTTCTGCGACTTGGCATTGAAAGCACCATGCGTTATTCATTTTGCATCTCCTGTGTGTTGTTTTGCTCGACGGGAGAATGTTAGCACAGGCTGCTATCTCTATGTCAACACTTGCTAACAAATTATTTTCTGGGCATCATGCGCGGCAGGAGGATCTATGACATTCACGGAACTACTGTCCCACTATGGGACACAAGCAGAGATCGCCCGGGCGTATGGCGTCAGTCGTGCCTCGGTCAATCGATGGGCAAAGACAGGCGTGGTGCCGGAGCTGCGCGTATTGCAGTTTGAGCGTAACCAGAGCCCGCAGGAGCGTCGGCAGGAGCGCAAACGCCTACAAGTCGAGGCTGCTCGTCGATGGGCTGAGAAAGGCTGAGAATGTCCATAAACGACAAACCCCCTTTCGGGGGCTTGACGCTGCCGGGGGATGGCATTACGCTTGGGTTGCATTTCGAGCGTGATGGAATTCTGATGAACCGTTCTGGTTCTGTCAACAACTCTGTTACGCCAAGAAGCTCGGGATCTCTGGACGGGGAAACAACGCGCAGAGAATCCTTAAACCCACACCGGGGCGGCCAGCCTGTGGGTGCGCAGCGTGTCGTCGGGAAGCGCAAATGGCAATCGGAGCAATCCGATGAAATGTAGCCGACAGCAGGGTGGCTCCGTCAGTCATCAATCCTCTGCACGATCCAGCGTTAGGCGTATTCCGTCTATGCTCCGTGCAGAGTTCACCATCAGTCATCTGGTCTAAATCAATAACTACAGGAGAAAGTCATGGGTGATGAGTTCATGTATACACCTAGTGTCTACACACAGAAACCTGAGAAGAAAACTGAAGATCGTAGTGACTATGCTGTTAAGAATTCAGCAGAGTACTGGGCTACAGCAGTTAGTGAAAATCCCCTCAATCGTCTACGTCTACTCGATGCCAAACTTGCTAGACCCGGTGTCGATGTCGAATCCATCAAGGTTCGTGCTGGTGAACTGATCCGAGAGATCGGTGCTGCCAAGGTTCTCGGTGATCCTGATTGCATTGGCCTCGTGCGACAACTGTTCGGTCAACGCGGTGTCGATCGGTTGAAAGAGAGGGCATCGGCATGAACGACGCTATCAATCCATCGCACTATAAGGCTGGTGACATCGAGTGCATCGATGCCATTCAAGCTCAGTTATCACCGACCGAGTGGCGCGGATACCTTCGAGGCCAGATCGCTAAATACAACTGGCGACTAGGCTTGAAGGATTCCGTCGAACAAGACGCAGCCAAGCTGCTGTGGTACGCAATGCTGCTAGCCGGGAGAGATCCTCGTGCATGACGACGCATACCGCAGGCTCTGGGCCTCTGTGCTGTATCAGGCGATCGCTGATGCGAATCGTAAAGGCATCGCTCGAGCAGCCCTGCATTGGATCTATTCACCGCACGATGAAGCCGGAAGTTTGCGCTGGATCTGCGATATGCTCGATTACAACTACAACGAGGTGCAGCGTTTATGCATGACTCGAGCAGGACGATCAGAGATTTTGAGGAGGGGTCGTGTTAGAGCTAACCCTACCTTGGCCGCCTTCGATTAACCATTACTGGCGCAACTATCGTGGCCGCACCGTGATCTCGAGCGAAGGTCGGCAGTACAGGCTGGACGTATCCTATCGGATACTCGAGCAGGGAATCCCGCGGGACAACCTTAACTGCCGGCTGCAAGTGACGATCGATGCGTACCCGCCAGACAAGAGACGCCGGGATCTGGACAACATCCAGAAGGCGCTGCTCGATGCGATCGTAGCCGCTGACGTTATCGAGGACGACAGCTTGATTGACGCGCTATCCATCACCCGGCATGACGCCTGTGAGGATGGCAAAGTGATTGTGAGAATCAGACCGTATGTCAAAGCGATGTGAAGTCTGCGGTGTCGAGTACAGTCACCGTTGTTGGAATACGAAATACCACTCGATCATCATCGAGATAGAAAACAAGAACACAGTTCGAAAGCTCATTCAGAAACTAGGAGATGGCATCGATGAAGGAAGAAAATCTGCAAAGGCTCTGGGCCGAAGTAAGAAATCTAAATCAACAACTTGCAACAGTTCACCGCGAAATATCCCGCGTCGAACTTGGTTTGCCGGAACCCTTCGACTTCGGTAAAGATTGG